GTGCCGAAGTACGTCACCACATCCCGCTCTGCCGTCAGGGGGCCATAGACCTGCGTGTCGACAGTCGCCGACCCAGCGCTGGTCTTCACGCCCATGAGCAGCACCTTGGGCGTGTTGGGGTTGCCGAGCAGGACACCCTGCGCGAACGAAGTCTCAATCAGCGATTGAGGGACAGACCAGTTGGCTGCCACCCCAGTCAGCGAGAGGGAGAGCGTGCCCATCAGTCACCATCCTTTGCGCCGCGCTTCCCAGTGGTTGCGGCCTGTGGGTAGTCGCCGCCAAACGCGGCATCAAACGGCACACCACACAGAGCGGCGGTGGCTTCGTCGGCAGGCCACAGCCCGCCTTCCTTCACACGCGCTCGGTAGTAGGCGCCGAACTCTCCCTCAGCTGGCACCGTTGCTGGCGATGGGTTTCTCGCCCACCCTTCCACGTAGAAATTGTCGCCCGGGTCAACCGGGTCTACCTCACGAACAACGCAGCCACTTGGCAGCTTGTCTGATGCATCTGCAGTGATGCACGACCTACCAACGAAGCGCCGCTTACCGCCTGAGGTGACTGCGAACAGGGAATCAAGGACAAGGATGTCCCCTCGCGCAAGCACGCGCATTGTCGCCGCCATGATTCGAACTCCCTATGGGGTTGCGTCGAATGACGTATCGAGTACGTCGTCGAGGTTCGTTGAATCGACCAGATCGAATTGCGTTTCGACGGTCGAGAGATCTACCAACCCGGTTGTGTTCGGCATCTCCCTCTCCCGCAGCTCAAGCTTGAACTGCACAGCTGGATGCCCCAGCTCAGTGCCAGTCGACTCGTAGACCCCGTAGGTCGCTTCGGTGAGGTAGAGCTTGTCGATGCCCAGGGTGGTGATGAAGTCTGTCGTTGCAGGCGTCCCAACGGTGTATGTGGAGTCTCCGCAACGTTCGATGAAGCTGCGCAGAACTCGCACAACCGCTGTGCGCACATGCGCCAGTCGGTCGTACTGCTCCTGCGTCATGGGAGGCAGGATGTACGCGCCGTTGATGATTGAGTCGCAACCATCCCAAACACGAGTGACCTGCGTCCACTTCTCACTCTGCCGCCAGAGCGCAAGCGCGGGCCACTGCCATGTGCGGGTGGCAATCGCGCGTTCTGGTTCGAGGGAGAAGGTTGAGACGACTGCCGCCGGCGTGGTGCCATCGGAAGCGAAGCACTGCGCCGCAGCTGTCCAAGCCGTGTTGAGCTTGGTCTTGAGGATGGCAGCGAACGCAGTGGTGAGCCCAGCGAGGACTGGGTCACACGTGGTGATGAGACTGGCTGCCGTGCTCCCAGTGGTAGGCGGCACAAGGCCGATTCCGTATTGGGTAGTCACTGCCTGCCTATCACTGAGTCGATGGCGGTTTGGATTGCCGCGGGGAAGCGCTCGGCGAATTCAAGCGCGGTCTGGGTGATGAAGTGCGCGCCACCAAACCCAGGATGGTGCACTTGCGCGGTGGTGATCCACCTACCAGCCTTGGGCCAGTAGAAGCGGAGCATCCCACCGCGACGTGCGCGGATGATGTGCGGCCTTGACCCCTCGTCTACCCATCGAGCATACGGCGCAGTCGCTCCGACGTCCGATCGGTATGAGTACGAGCCAAGGTGCGTCGACAGTTGAAACATCGACGCGGTGAGCTTCCCAGTGCGGTTCTGGTAGCCCTTGTTGCGCATCCAAGCTACAGCTTCCATCGACTGTCGGATCCACTCGCGGTAGATCGCAACGTCGATGTCGTCCTCCAGCTTGCGTAAGTCCGACAGGAACTCGTCAACGTGGAACTCGACCTGCATAGGTCAGAATCCCCCAGTCGGCCCCGTCGTCCCTTCGTTCGGATCCACGATGAAGTAAGTGGTAGTTCCGTAGACCTGTCCACCCACAATCGCCGGCTTCTCAGCCGTCTCTGTCCCAAGCTCGTACTGACCAGAGCGGATGTTCTTCATCAGCTCAAGCGCGGTCTTGTACGCCTCATGCCATGGGTTCCTACCATCCTGCCGTGTGAACTCGGGCTTGCGTGCGAACGCGTAATAGATTGCGATGTCGGTGACGATCGCTTTGATGATCTCCGTCACCGGGGTGACTGGCACCGTGTAGATGCCGGTCATCGCCGCGTCGAACACGCTCTCAGCTCGCTTGATCACGCTGGTGATCGCTGAGATGCCGGCAATACCTGCCCCGTCGGAGAAGAGCTGAATCACCATCGCGGCGCCCAACGCATTGGTCAGGTCGCCGGTAGGTGCAGCCCCATCCGACTGGGTCAGGTAGTTGCCAGTGTAGGTCGTCATGGGATGGTAGGTGGGTGGTTACTGATCGACCTTGACGAGCTTGACTTCCACGTGCTTCGAGGCGATTGCCGCCTTGAGGTCTTCGGGAGTCATGTCGCTGCAATCCGCACCAGCCTTGACGTGCTTGTATGCGCCATCCTTGCTCGTGTAGATCATGCCCTCGACAGCCGTTGGGACTTCGTTGCAAACGATGCCCTTGCGCACGATCTCTTCCACCTTGGGGAGCTCTTGAGCTTGGGCCTTTTGCTGTTGGTTCTGTTGGTAGTTCTGTTGCGCCATGATGGTAGGTCTCCCTCTATCGATCAGTCACGATCACTGATGGCAGGTGCCGAGGTAGTAGCCGGTCGCCGGGGCGGTCGCGGTCACAATCTCGTTGCTCAACACAGCCACGTACTCGCCGCCATCCTGGCCGCGGGAAGGATCGAACCAGGTGCGGGTGCGGAACCCGTTGCTGTCGGTTCCCATGCCGCCCTTGTTCCAGCGGAAGGTCTTGGCAGTGCTCACGGACTGCTGGTTGATGGTCGGCCCCACTTCCTTGTGGATGAGCAGGCAGCCGGCGCCCCACACGTACGACAGCGAGGTGGCTGACGTGTTGGGTAGGTACTTCATCTTGCCCACGAGGAACGGGGGCAGCTGGAGGATGGCAGACAGCGCTTGCGGGGTGATGCTGTCACCCGGCTTGTACATGCCGTACTTCATCACGTTGGGGTTGGTCGAGAAGTCGTGCCACACCTGCTCGCTCATGACGATGTTGGTGATGGACATGTAGGCAGCTTCGATCGCTGTGAGCAGATCCTTCACTGGGTCGGAGCCAGCGCCGCCGTTCCACTTGTTGCCGGCAGCGATGTTGCTCGTGTACCCGCTGAACGTGGTACCGCTCATCAGGGTGGTGGCGCCCGCCACTTCGCGGTTGAGAATCATCTTGTTCATGATCGCCGAGATGGCAGCCATGCGAGGATTCAGTGGACTGTCGGCATTGGCGATGACGCCCTGGCCGATGAAGCTGCACATACCAGCTGGCGACGTGGTGAATAGCGTGCGAGACACGCGAGGGCTCACCTCGGGCAGCGACTCGTTTTCGGTCGCGAGCACTGAGTGGGCAGCCTGGAAAGCATCTTCCTTGTCCCAGGTCGTGTAGTAGTCGGAGCTGTGCGCGGTGAGCACCGTCGGCGCGACATCTTCGATGATGCTGTCGGCGAGCTTGTACCCGGCGGCGTAGTTCGACAGGGTGCTGTCGACGTGCACATCAGCCACGCTGATGTTCTGCCCGAGTCCAGCGCGGAACTCGGTCTTGTTGACAAGGCGCCCATTGGCGTCCCGTTGCATGACCGTGTGGTTGTCTTCGTCGAGATAGAAGACAGACCCGTTCGGCCCCATTACCTTGAACAGGTTAGAACTCATTGGGATGTTCCTTCGTTGGATTAGGCCGCGGTGGTTGCCGGGACGATGTTGACGTTCACGACGATGTAGTCCCCAGTGGCAACCGCATGAGTGATCGCCTGCCCGAGGATCTGCACGGCTTCCTGAGTGGATGTCTTGTCGAGAGGGAATGCCTTCCCATCGCAAGCGCCACCTGACATGAGAGTCTGCACGTGCGCGCCCTTGGTCACTGCCGCACTCGCAAGCACAACAGCCTCACCACGCGTGGTGATGAGTCCGTATGCTCCTGCAGCGATGTTCTGGGCTGCGACGCCAGCGAGAGCCGTGACAGTGTCAGCGGCCGCAATGGCCTTGCAGGCCGGGTCGTTGGAAGTGTCCGACGTGTCCCACTGGACAATCAGCCCCGCGGTGATCGCGGTCGCGCCAGTGTTCTTGAACGTCTTCCGGGTGTAGTCACGAACGGAGAGTTGGTCGAAGATGCTTTGTGCCATGGTAGTCTTCCTTCCTCACCGCTCAGCCGGCGAACGGAACCTTGCTGAATTCCTTGTCAGCGATGACGATGGCGCGCTCGATGCTCATGCCTGGGTTCTCGCCCATGAGCTTCTGCGCACGTGCCCATACCGGGTTGATCCCGTTGTCTGCTTGCGGGGCAGGCTCAACATTCGCCCTGGCGTCTGGAGGCTCAGGCGTTGTCACCTGGGTGAAGAGGTGCTCCATGGGGGCCTCTGCCAATGGGTAGAGATCCCGGAACGATGCGCGGTCGGCCTTGTACAGGGTCAGCGCGCTTTGGCGCTTCGCCTCTTGCAGTGCGCCACGCTTGATGAGGGCATTGACCTCTGCCTCTGCATCGGCGTTGTTTCGCTTCTCGATGTCAGCCTTGAGAGCATCGACTTGGCCCTTGAGGGCATCGCGCTCGCTGGTGATCTTGTCGAGTTGCAGTTCGCGCTTGGCGAGCTCGCCCAATGCCTGCTCAACGGTCTCAGCGCTGAGGCGGGCAGCGATTTCGGGCGGCAACGCAACGACTGGCTTGGCGTTGTCTGACATGATGTTGTCCTTCTGAAAGGCAGGCGATGTCGCCGCCGTGATTGCTTCTGGGATGGTAGGTAGGTCCGCAGACCTTCCCGTTTCAGCGGGCATACCCAGCGCCCGCAATTGCTTGGTCAGGGAGTTCTTGTTCGAGGGGACCGCGCAAACAGTCAGTTCGACCAACTCCTGCTTGGTGAACACGAGCAGGTCTTCCCCGGTCTTTCGCGGCTCAAAGCTGTATTCCACTGGGCGGAACCCAACGGACAACCCACGAACGATCTCGGCCTTGACCTGCTCGAACACCAGGTCTGCCTCCGGGTTCACGCCCTTCGGAGAAAAGGTAAGATCAGCGATCAACCGCTTCCCATCGGGTCGGACCCTCGCGGTACCGATTACGAATCGCGGTTCGTCTGATCGGTGGGCCCAGAGCAGGACTGGGTTTCGTCGATGTCGGGACAGGTCCCATCCGTCAACTCGGATGACGGACCCGTGGCTGTCTTCGCTCTCGTCGGATGCAACCGCGTTTCGTACTGTCCGCGTCGCCTCATCAATCTCGAGAGCTCTTGCTTCGAGTTTGTTGTCGATCCAGCACAGGCCTCCATCGGCCTTGTGCAGCAGTTCAAGCTGTTCATTCACGGCCCGCCCCTTCTCTTCTGGGATCCAAACCGGCAGCACCCACAGGCTGGTCACGCACTGGCAACGGGCATGCGCGCCCGGCCCACCGAGCGAGAACCCAATGCCCAACGGGCGCAGCTCACCATCCACCCCGCGGCACTTGTCGCAGCTGTCTCCGCGGGAGTTCCACCGCGACCCGATGAGCGGGATCCACTCCCCATCATCAGCGCGGGTTACAAGCTCGGCTTCATCGACGTCTCGGAATTCTGACTGACTGCGCGCGACCTTGAACCCGAGCTTGACTGCCTGCGAATCTGGGATCGAACGGAGGTGATGCAGCGCGATGTCTCGCCCTGCCTGGTAGCTGCTCGTGCCCTCCGACTCGATGATCGTGTGGGCGCGATACGCGGTGCTTGCGATGTCCTCGGCTTCCCTCGCAGCGGTCACCGCGTTGGTGATGTACTCCGCCACGTCTGCGGGCTTTGCGTCCGCTGGGATGTCGAGGCTTACCCTGTCCGCCTTGGATCCGATCGCTGCACGGAGCTCCGACAGCACATGAGCAACGGCGAGCTGGCGGGCATCATCGCGGGCTCTACCTACCAACGTCGCCAGCTCTTTGCGGAGGGTAGAGAATCGCTTCTCACCTTCCATCCCAGCGACGTGTTGATAGAGCGCCGTCGCCCCCTCGTTGGCTCGCGCGAGATGCGTTCGCAGCTCAGACGCGTGCCTATCCGAGAGCTTCAGCAGCTCGGCTTGTGTCTGCTTGAATGGCATCAGGGATTAGGCGTGGAGCTTGGTGTATTCGATCCACACGTTGAAGACCGTCAGGTCGTCGGTCCCAAGCGTGCCGTCAGTGGGCTTGAGCTTGATCGTCACGCCAGAACCAACAGCAGGAAGGTCACTCGCGCCAAGCGTCGCCGACACAACCTGGAGGGTCTTGGTCGCGGCGTTGGTCATGGCGCTTGTGGTTCTGCCGTAGTTAGCGTCAGCATCGCACAGCGCGCCAGTCACCTGGTTGTATGCCTCGATCGCGAACGTGGGAAGATCGCCCGCGGTGGCACCGGTCTTCGCTGCCCGGACATAGATTGTCATGGCAGTGGCAACGTCCGCATCATTGGGCACGACGAAGCCAGTGATGATGGCGTCCAGCGTGGCGTTGTTGTTCCACCGGATGCCGTAGCCCTTGCTGTTGTTGAACTCGGTTCCGGGAACCGCAGATGCGCCGTTTGAGAACACGGCCATGGGGGCGCCGGTCGCCAGGATGAAGCTGGTCGACAAGTCGATCACGCCCTTGGGGTTCAAACCGGCCTTGGCGTAGGCCTGGACAGCTTCCACCTCGCGGGCGATGCGCTCGACCTTGAGATCCTCGGTTGCGATCAGTCCGAAGCTGGCTACGGTTGTTGGGAATCCGGCTGTACTCATTTCGAATCCTCGTCGTCTTCGTTGTCGGTTTCGTCGGCTCCGGATTCCCCGGCGTCGTCGCTTGAATCCTTGCCCTTGGCGTCGTCGGCTGGCTCCTCGCCTTCCTCTTCGTCGCCTTGGTCTTCCTCCTCGGTTGGCTCCGTGGGAGGTTGGTAGTACTTCGATACGCCTGACGCGCTCAGCACCTCGTCGCCCTCGACAGGCATCGCCCACCCGTTGCGCTCGGCGACGTATTCGACTGGCATTGGGTAGCCAAGCCGCACGTATTTGTCGACGCGCGCTGCTACAGCGTCGGCATCCTCTGGGTCTTCCATCTCGGTGAGGAAGTGCGGCATGTACTTGCGCACCGCCTCCTCACCGAAGTTGAACAGCACGATCCAGTAGACCAGATCGCGATCGATCATCTCGTCGCGCTGGGTGGCGTCTGCTACCGCGTAGTCCTGGGAGATCCCCTCGAACGGCTTACCACTGTTCCCCAGGCCCATCTTCTGCCCGGAGTTGGTGGTGTACGCCTGCCCCAGGACGAGCTTGGAGATCTGCTCGTCAATCAGCGCGATGAGCGCCTTGTGAGGCGTGCTCTCGCCGCTGCCTCCACCAGAGTTCTGACCGGAGCCGTTGCCCTTCAGTTCAACGGTGAGGGTATCGGGATGGTAGCAACCTGCCATCCCACCAGCACCGAAGCGCTTTGCCAAATCCCGAGCAAGAGAGATGTCTTCGTCGCTCGAATCATCCCGGTTGGTCTTGTACGAGATGTCCGGGTATGGCTTGCCGAAACGCTCCAGATACGAGAGCATCTCGCGCACGTCAAAGCGCTTGAACGCGAGCCAGTGCGCCAGCGTCCTACCCAACCCCTCGCGGGTCGGATACTCGTCGGCAAGGGATGGCTCGAACACCAGGAACTTGCCTGGGTAGTTCTCCAACGGCTGTCCGGTGTTGGTCTGCCCATACTCGGTCCAGACCAGCTTCCAGTTGATGTCGTACGCCAGGCGGCGCGTGTGGATGAACTGGAGCCGCTTGGGTAGGATGGCGCCGTCGGACCGCCTCCACCAGATGATCTCGCGAGCCTCTACCGCGTAGACCAACGCCCACATCATCCCAGCCATGTGCTTGCGCCAGTCCGGGATCGCCTTGAGCGCTTCCGTCACGAAGTTGGCTACGATCGTCGCCTTCTTGGCTTCAGACTCGTTGCCCTCCTCGGTCTTCGCCGGGATCATCTTCCACGGCCTACCCACCACCGCGTTGACGCGGGTTTGGATGACCGAGAACGCGTGCGGGTCACCTTCGATTGCCTCGCGCAGGTAGTCGCAGTACTGGACGCGATAACCAAGCTCGGCGAGGCGCAGAAGCGAGGTGACTGTCGCAACGGTAGCGCTGGCGCCGTAGTGCAGCGGATAGCGATCCTGGATCACATACGGAACCAGGGGCGTTACGCCTGTATTGGGAGCTACCATCCGCTGTCGTTGTCAAAGACTTGTGGTCGGTGGACTACGCCACCGTCTACCTTTTCGGTGATGGGCTTCGAGAGCGCCATGTGCGCCCCGCTGAGCGCATCAACCTGATCGTCGTGTCCGCCCTCTGGGAAGGCTTCCAGCTCCTGCACCAGCGACTGTGACCAGGGACGATTCAGGACTCGGAAGTTGCCAGCCTCCCACTGCGCACTGGCAGGTTGAGCCCGTGTGACCTTGTCCTGTCGCGCTGGGTACCGACGAACGTTGAACCCGTCGAGCATCCGAACATACCCAAGCGACTCAGCCTCACCGGCCTGCCCTGGGTCCTGCTCGATCCCAACCTGCACCGACTTACCATCGAGCTTGGCGGTCTGCAGGATGGTATCCTGCACCTCGAACGGGCTGCCCCTGAACCTCACCACGTCCTCCACGAAGTAGAGTCCGTCGCTGGTCTTTGCCAGCCGCAGACCTACCGTGTAGTCAGGGTCGGAGCGCTTGCGCTTGGCGATCTCAGTCTCGCCCGTTGATGCGCGATCCCAGTATCGGATCCGCGAGGCCTTGACCGGCGACTCCTCCACCAGGGTGAGTTTCGATCGCTTGAAGTACAGCCCACGCGCTGGCTTGATCAGCCAGTTGCCATCAAGCAGTTGTGCGCGAGTGACGGGGTCAAGCCCCTTCAAGCGCGAGATGTACGCGGGGTCATTCATCATCAGGTGCGGGTTGTCCGTCACCTTGGATGGTATGAAGACCCTTGATAGGGCCTCTGGAGTTCCTGGCGAGCAGTACCGCTCACCATCCTCGTTCACATACCAAAGCGTCTGCCCTGGTTGTGCCCGGACTCCCTTATAAGAATCGCTCGTGTCGAGCCACGCTGCCCAGCGCTTGAACACCCACTCCGAACCAACACCGCCTGGGTTTGTAGCCGACCTGATTCGGACAGGCAGGCCCTTCGATGACCTTGCGCGTGAAAGCAGGTAGGTGTACTGCCGTTCGCTGAAGTGGGTCAGCTCATCGAACCCAATGAACGAGAACTCCGCTGACTGGTACTGGTAGACGTCGTTGTCGTGCTCGCAGTACCCGAAGTAGATTACCGCTCCGCTGGGGAACGTCCACGACTTCGTTTGCCCACTGTAAGACGCGCCAGGGAAGGCTCTTGGGTAGAGTTGCCTCGACCTGTCAATCAGCGACTTCTCAAGGTCCGGAAAGGTGCGCCGAAAGAGGATGGCTCGGAAGTGCCTGTTGTCTACCCATCTGAGTGGGGCGACAAGAAGCGATTCTGACTTCGAACCGCCAGCAGCGCCTCCGAACAGAACCTCGTATGCTGTCGACTTCAGGAACTGTGTTTGTGGCCCAGGATTGGGGACCCAGTCACCATCCTGCGGAACGTCAATCGACGTGGCGCCAGTGAGTCCTTTTGACGACACGATGGATTGTTGAGGTACCAACGCCGTATTCCCTAGCCAGCATTGGCAAGCTCACCTTGCGCGGGACATATCTGGCTCGGATGTCTCGAACCTGGTCTTCCGTCAACTTTGCGTCCGCCTGATCTGTGCCTCGGCACAGTCGTTCTGGATAGCGACGTGATGGGTTCTCGTCTCCGCGCTTGACCAACTCCGGATAGAGCCTCATCGGGTTCTTGTCTCCCGACGCTGAGCGGCCCTTCAAAACCATATCGTCGGAATTGGCTTGCGCATCACCCAGAAACAGGTGGTCTGGTCTCACGCACGACGGATTATCGCAATGATGGCAGACCAACAGCCCGCTTGGGATCGCACCAAAGTGCAATTCCCAACTGAGGCGATGAGCTCGCACATCCCGATATCCAGAGATGAGCTTCCCATACCCATCCCTATCCTTGGCTCCGGACCACTCCCAACAGCCATCAGACTTTTCGACGTAGTCCCAAAACGCAGATGTTAGTATCTGCGGGTTCACGCGAGCCTCAGCTCGTTTCATCCGCAGGTAGCATGCGCCGCAAAGACCACGAGCAGCAACGCTTCTTCCGCACCCACTTGAGCAGTTCATTACTCTTCCGGAGGAAGGAACACTCGAACACCGCCGACCTGCACCGCGTCAGGTTCAGCTGCCCCCGAGTACTTCAGCTTGGTCTCGATGATCTTCCGCGCCTGCTCGGCAAGCTTGCAGTAAACATCGTTGCTCTCAGCACCAACAATCCGATCCATCGTGTTGCGAACCAGATGCTCAAGTCGCCCGATGTCAGCGGTAAGTGTGCTCGCCAGTTCCTCACGGACAACGACCTTGGCAACCTCAGATCGTTCCTCCCTGGCATGCCTCAAAAGCTTGGCAACAGCGTTGTGGGACGCTGTCACTCCAACTGTTACGAGGTGAGCAGAAATCTCCCTCGTGCTCTTGCCACTGGCGGCTAGCTCTAGGACTAGCTTGCGAAACTTCTCGGGAATTGCGATAGCAGACACAGTGTCTTGGCCCGTAATGGCAGCCGCATTACAGACCCCTCCAACGGTTACGAGCCCAACACGGAACGAACCTGCGCATCCACCGTCAGCACGTCCGCGCCTGAGGCGAAGAACGCGCCGAGCTTGCGCGCATCTGACTCACCCTCAACCTGGTCTTCGATCATGTCTTCGACGAAGCACCGGGTCATCCTGTCGCCCAGGTCCTCGGCAAGGGTAGCGATCGACGTCAGGGACGCCGTAACCGCCTCTTCCAGCCCCAGCACCACGGACCCAATGGCTCGCACCTCGGGCAGCACCATCGATGTGTCCAGCGCCACGTCAGTGGGCAACACGCCGCGGTCTGCGAGGTACTGGTGGAGCTTGGCTGCGTGACCGTGCTCCTCGTCGCTGGACTTCCTGAGCCAGTCGGACAGGGCGATCATCCCAGATGCGTAAGCGACATCTGCGAGCTTGAGGTAGGCGACGGACGCACGAAGTTCCATCGCGATCTGCTCACTGAGTCGCGTTTGCAGTTGGGGTGATAGCATCGAAAATCGGCCGGGGCCGTAGCCTGTTCGGACTGGATCCTCACTGCTCGCCGTAAAGGGGGCGATGCGCCGGCCTACTGGTCGCCTGTCGGGAATCGGACCCAATGACGTCTACCAAGACCCAGGCGTGTCGGTTGAGACACCTGGGGGTTCAGCTACCCGGTGGGCAGTCAGACGGCAGACGTTGCCACTCCAGTGGCAGACGAAAACAGCACCGGAGAGTTCGCATCCGACCGGGAATTCCCAGTCCTGAGAGGCGCCGGTGCTCTACTGGTCGCAGAAGCTTGCACAACGTGCTAGGTGCAGGCTTCTGCAAGCAGGGGCTGAAGTCGCGGGTTAGGCGGCTTCGTTGCTCATTCCACGCGTGGTGGGTGAGCAGGCAGCATCCTGCGCCGCTGGCGAAGTTGCCCATGTTCTGGGTCGACGCCAGCAGACCGCGTCCACGTGGGAGGCAGGTGCCCTTCGGGATAACCCGACGCTGCGATGGGCAGAACATGCGCCACCGTCTCGATCGCCAACCCAGAGGCTGGAAGCTCGACAGCGCGCATGAAGTGGCTAGGTGAGCCCACGGGTGTTACCCCTTGACGCGGAGGGAGGGACGCGATGCTGCGGGCTCGGCAGCGAAGGCGGGATGGAAGACAGACGCTGGTGACAGCGTCGGAGCTGGTTACACTACTCCCCTATTAGTAGGGTGGACGGACTTTAGGCAGCCTTGTTTCGGATCATCTCTCGCTCTGCCATCCCGAAGTATGAGTTTGCAATCCCACGACGGTGGATGAACGAGAGTGAATCTACCCTCAGATCGGATATGGCCTTGTATAGCGCGTCGAACTCCGATGACGGCAGATCCTCATATGGTATGTTCAGCAATCCCAAAACGCGCTTCGAGTTGTTTCTGATCCATGCCTTTGCCTGCCAAAACGCTGCTCGTCTGGCAATGCTCGGCGCTTGGTAGTTGCCGATGTCAACTTCACTGGAAACTCGTTCGGCCACACTTGACAGGTGTCTCTCCAGGAGCTGTCCACGTTCGAGCCCCATTGGGTCAACATTCGGAAGCCCACGTTGTGGAGACACATAGCATCGCCGGATTGGCGCGACTCGCTGAACCCAAGCTGCGGATATGTCATTGGCGACGTTGCTGACGATCTCTTGTTTCGCCACGTCGAACTTGTGCGCCACATCCGCAGCAACTTCCATGGCCTCGTTGGCGCGGTTCTTCGCGTCGTCAATCCGTGCGTCGTGCGCCTCAAGCCTGGCAGCAAGGACAGCTCTCTGTTCCTGCTCTGACCGCATCTGTCGGAGCATCAGCTCCATCACGTCGAGCGGGCTCGACACTGCGGCGGGTAGGAAGTGCTTCGCCAGAACGTCCGCGCACTCTTGCTGGTAGCGGATGAGCTTGGCCTTGACGTGCTCCGCCACCTTGTTCGCGTCGATGCCCGACAGCCACATCGGGACGGACTTTAGGTTGATGCAGAAAACATCGCGGATCTTGCCGTCCGCGCCAACTGCGGACATGATGTCCGTGGTTGCCCACGAAGCCTTTTCGAGCTTCTTTCGCTGTCCCTCGACATCCACCCCCACGTTCTCGCAAGCGCGCTTGACTCCGAGCCATATGCCGTCATCGCGTTGGATGGCGTCCAGGGTGTCGCCGTAGAAGGGGACAGGCACGACCTTGACGATCGACGTGGGCACAGTCGGCGCTTCCCGTTCCACGATGCATGCCATAGCCGCCGCTGGAGGTGGTTCGCTTCTGTGGCGAAGACTTCGAATGATCTGATCGATCATCCTCCAGTCAGGTCGCGTATGCTTCATCACAACCACTGGCTTCGCCCACTTGTGCGCCCACGTCTTCCACTGCATTTGATCAGCCAGTGACATGCTGCACGTTTCGATGATGACGAAGTCCGCCGACTCCATATCGACGATCTCCCTTGGCTTGATGAGCTGAAGTTCCACACCTCGAGAGGTGAGTTGCTTCTCAAGCTTGTCCAACCCGCTCTGTGGCACGTTCGAAACCAAAAGACACACAACCATCTTCATCCCCCATCTCCCGAGTCCAGCCCGGAATACCTTGAGCACGACCCACACCTTGTTCTGGGTCTACCCATGACACCAATCATCACCACAAAAACATCGCCGCACACAACGCATACCTTCTCGACCTTTCCTTGCTTTTCCAACCTCCGCAGCTCCCGCTCCTCCCTCTTGCGCGCCGCATCTCTCCGCCTCCTCACCTCCCCCTGACCGAACAACACAATCTCGTCATCGCTCGGCAGGTGGCCTACCTTCCCCGCCTCCTCGGCGAACTCCTGCAACACTTCCCGGAAGCGGAACAGATCCCGGAGCTCTTCGTCGGTGGGGAGGGTCATGTCAGCCTGCCTTCCATTCTGTGCCCATCATCGCTCGCAGCAACGGCAAAACCGGGTGATACCCCGCACAACTCGGGACATCCATCCCAAGCTCCTGCAGCAACTGCACGCCTTGCAAACACGCGGATCGAAACACCGCGTCAGTCACAACCTGGTCCGGATTCTTCCACAGAAGCAGACGAGACGGTGCATGGCGATGTCGCCAACAGTCGAAGAACCCAGCCGCGCAATCTGGACAACCCATCATACCCCTCGAATGAAGTACCCTGACGTGTTCATCTCAATCTTCCCTTTCACCCAGCACATGTTCGCGTGGATGATCACGTTGTCGCAGTGCGGGCAATTCGTCGCCACGACCCTTCTCACCTCGATGCCATCGTAGGTCGTGGTGACAACCTGCGCCGGCACGTTGACGTCCTTCCCACACCATGGGCAGGGTGAGGCGGTGGGGAGCCACTTGGGGATCATTGCGTCCCATCCTTCATGACCACTTCCCCATCAACCCAGTCGTAGTTCTGCTTCCCTGTCAGCTCATGCTCTTTGAGGTACGACCACTTGCCGTGCCATCCAGACGGGAACCCATTGCACGAGGGCAACTCGTTGTGCTGTCCGCACGCGCCGCACTTCCAGATCAGATCGCTCCACATACCACCTGCGCTGTTTGGTCCGAACCTTCTGGTTGTGACCACGATCTGACCATCCTGCAGAGTGCAGTTGATGTGCACATCTTCCCACTCAACCTCGACGATCGAATGGCACCACGCACACTTGACCTCCACTGGGAAGTATCCAGCGGGCGTTGTCGTGTTCTTGAGGATTCTCATCTGACCTCCAAGCACATACCAACCGGGATGTAGTCGATCATTGTTGAATGCATCGCGTTCCTCTCACTCGCGGTCGACCCTCGGTAGTGCACGACGAACTCCCCCACGCCACACTCGAAGGACAGTCGCTCGTAGTCCACACGCATGTGTTTTGCCACAGCCCTGAGGAGCGCTTCGAACTCATGGCGTGTGCCGCGCACCATGAATGGAATGACAACAGGTACCGACGCTGGGCCCCACTCCACACAACAGCCATCTTGGACAACGAGGCCGGTCATGGCAACTCATCCACAAGCACGTCAAGAGCATGCCAGATTGCCTCCCGTTCGCGCTTCGGGATCGGTTTGAGCACGGTCTTCTTGAAGTGCTTTGCTGCCGCCACCATCGCCGAATATGCCTTGCGCTCAGCCCTTTCGTCGGCAGCTGTAAGAGCACAGCAACCGTGTTCGTCGATCGTTTCAGAAGCCTCATTGCAGGCACGAACCTTCTCCCATCGAGCTTCGATTGCCTGTAGGTATGCCGCAAACTCTGGCGCCGATACGATCGCCGCAATCTGACTGCAGATGATGTGAACACTCATCCATTCCTCCTCATCCCTTCGGCCCTTTGCATCCTGGTTTGCGCACGGCCACACCGTCGACCCTCTCGAGTCTCTTGTGACCACCTTCCTCGCACCAATCGTCGATGAAGCCCTGTTCCAGGTAGCAGCATCCACGGCAGCCTGGCTGCACCACTTGACGCTTCCACACCCAAATCGTTGTCCAATACCCATTGACTAAACCGAGGCTTCCGTTCTCCCAAAACGTGTTGCTCGTCACCAGCTCCCACCCCTCGCCGTCTGGCACAGCAACTGGTTGCCCGCGCTCACTCTCCGTCGTCGTGTACTCAAACGGCATCACGCTTTCCTCCTCCACGTCCACACGATGAACCAACACTGCTTCCCTACCACAGAGCAGCTTGAGACGAGTTTTCCACTCGTTGCCTTCCACCCACGAGCCATCTCGATCTCGCGCACGCGGTCGGCTGTGATTGTGAGCATCGGTCGCATCATCTACCTCCCATACACCTTCGCCGATTTCGGCAACGGGCCTACCTTCCACTTGCCGGTGTCCCACCACCAACGATGGTCGATGAAGTAATGCCAATACTTCTTGTGCCAGAACCACCTGCGAACGACGATGAACTCGTCATCCACAAGCGCTCGAACTTCCCCCGACCACGCGTTGATGTTCGGCTCACCATCGCTCGGATCGAAGTGGATCTTCATGCCGACCGCTGGGAGCTCTCGTCTGGTTGTCACGCCGCCTCCGCCATCGATGTGATGTACGCCGCCAGCGCCGCGTCCAGGTCTCCCTTCGCCGCTGACACGATCCTTCCCAGCACATCCGCGCAAGCCTCATCCCCTCGCGACGCCAACCAGATCAGCCAGCCTCCCACCGTGAGCTGGTCATGCCACTTCGAGACCTTCCGCTTGCGCTTCTGGTTCGCCACCCCGTGGATGATCTTCGCCTGCCGTTTCTTGATCGCCGCGCTCGCGTCTACCATCGCGATTGCATGCCCCCTGACTGCCAGCGATTGGTCTGCCGCAAGCGCCAGCGATACCTCCCCGCACGGTGCAGTGGTACCGAACTGGAGCTCCAGCACGCGCCTGTGGTGCATCGCCAACCTTGCAAGCCTCGCCCACACATGCCTTGCTCGCTCCCACGACTCCACCTGCCTGTCAGTGGGACCGTCATCCATCCACTTCGTTCCCCCGTCCGGGATCACGCCTGAGCGAAGGATGTCTTCCACGAACCCGGCTTGCGACTTGATGCCGCACGCGCCCGCTGCTTCGAGGAAGAACCACTTCAGCTCGGCTGCCACAAATTCACGTTCCTGCGGTGTCATGTTCGTCCGTTCCCCGGAGCCTGTCCGGAGCTTCGATTTCAACTTGCTCTGCCTTCCACTGACTGAAGCGAGCATCCCAGTCCGCCTTGTCGTCTGGGATGGTGGGAACCTCTACCCGGAGCTTGGGTGTGGGTGTGCGGCTGAAGTATGGGATGACAACAAACACAACGCTCGCCGCGATCACGATGAACAATGGCACGGTGCCCCACATCCCTAACAACGCGTGCGTTATCGACAGCAATGACACGGCTGCCACGAGACCAAAGATCAAGGAGAAGTAGTCCGACGTGAGATCGTTCGTGATCTGTTCTCTGTGTCGTTCCGTGTAGCTCACTGGCATGCGCGCATTCAACGGATGCATACGAACTGGAGTTCTCAGCGGACTATAGCCCATCACCAGTCCCAATCCTCCGAGTCGTTTGAGATCCTCGTCACCATGGCTTTGGCGTCTCCGTGAGCTTGCGCAAACGATCAAGCACGCCCATCGCCAAGTCATCGTTCAAACGCCCCGCATCAACCAAGGCGTTCCTCACGTCACTCAGCGCTTCGTTGTACACGAATGCTTGCGCCGCGCCCCCAACCAGCCGAAGTGACTCGCGCAGGTCTGGTGTTGATTTGCCAGCTCGTTCGAGTTCGTCTGCCAGCATGGATGCGGCTTCTGAGAAGTTGTCGGAGCTTCCCTCGAAACCAAGCGCAGTGATGTAGCACTCTGTGCCGTAGTCGTGGCGCTTGACGTCCATCCATCCATTGTCTGGATCAATCTCGCACAAAACTTCGAGTAGTCGTTTCATGTCAAATCCTCATCGGCATCACAACGCCTTGGAAGCTTCGTCCTGGCCCCTCTTGCGCCGGACTGATGAGCATCGGGTCAAGCTCGCCACTCGTCTCAATCACCACGTCCGACCCAACCGCACCCAACGTGTCGAGCAGGTACCTCGCACACAGCCCGATCGTGATCGGCGCCCCAGTGTGCTCCACCGGGATTTCGTCCGACCCATCGCCGCTGTCTGGGCTCTCGGTCGTGATCCGCATGGTGCCGTTTTCGATCGACAGCTTGATCCCGTTCGTGCGATCGGATGCTGCGAGTGACACGGCCCGCACAGCCTCGATGAGCGCATCCCTCGGCGCCACCGTGCGCTTGTCGAGCGACTTGGGGATCACTTGCTGGTAGGCCGGGAACTGGGCATCCACGAGCTTGACGCTGAGTTCCATCCACGGCACCGTGAAGATCGCGTTGGGTCCTTGGAGCGCGATGGTGATGTCTGGGATCGTGGGGTCCTTCGACTTGCCCGCGCTTGAGATGGCTTCCTCGCACAGCTTCCGCAGCTCGCAGATACCCTTGAGCGGGATGAGCATCTCTGCCTTGTCTGGACCTTCCACCGCGACATCCGACTTGGTGAGCCGATGCCCGTCCGTGGT